ATTTTTATTAATTTATTTATTTTTATTAATTTATTTATTATTATTAATTTATTTATTTTTATTAATTCATTTATTTTTATTCATTTATTTATTTTTATTTATTCATTTATTTTTATTCATTTATTTTTATTAATTCATTTATAGTTTATAATTTATTTTTATTAATTCATTTATAGTTTATAATTTATTTTATATTTCTAAATAATGTTGTTTATCCAGAAACATTTTATATTTTTATTTATTAATTTAAACATAATTTATACTATAAATATATATAAAATACACTTATTTTAGTGTATTTTTAATATATAATTAATTATTATTAATTATTATTAACTATTATTAACTATTATTAACTATAATTAAGTATTAAAAATGACAACTCAACAAAACCAAAATCAAAATCAAAACCAACCCCAAAAAGTAGTTGAATTTTATATGGATACTTTAAAACAATATAAGGATAAGTTTAAAAAAGATAAAATTATAGTATTAATGCAAGTTGGTGAATTTTTAGAAATATATGGTTTATTGTATCCTGATGGTTCGAGAGTTGGAGACCTTTGGGAGTTTTGTGAAAATGTAAATTTAAAAATTGCTGAAAAAAAACAAGAAGTATATAAAAATCCTGATATTAAAGTATTTATGGGAGGTGTTCAGTTGCCTTATGTTCAACCTTATATTCAAAAAGCCATTGATAAATTTGGTTGGACGGTAGTTGTATTCGAACAAGAATGTATAGGTAGAAATAAATATGAACGTAAAGAAACGGCGGTATTAAGTCCTGGTATTAATATTCATTCCGATTCTTATTCCACAGTATCTATGGTTATTTATATTGAACAATTACCTACTTATTATAAACCAAATAAACTTAATCCAACAATTGTAAATATTGGTGTAAGTTATGTTGATTGTATTACAGGTCATAATGGTTTATTAGCATTAAATAATACAGCATCAACTGATATTTCAATACCATTTGATGAATTATTAAAATTATTAACAATTAAAAATCCAAAAGAATTAACTATTTATATACAAAACTACGATAGTTTAACTGATGATACACTTATTAATGCTTTACATTTATTTAATTATCAATTCACTATAAATCGTGATACAATGGATGATAAATATTCTAATTTAAATTATCAAAATTTAACTTTTAATAGTGTTTATAATAAATATAAAGGATTAATGGATATTACACAACAATTAGATATTGATGGTGCCGAACATTATTATTCTAGAATAGCATTAACATTGCTTTTAGAATTTATTTTAAAACACGATAAAAGTATCATTCAAAAATTAGATAAACCTGAAATTATTTTAAATAGTGATAATTATTTAATGCTGGCAAATAATTCACTCGAACAATTGGATATTATTGATAATCTTCGTAATGATGGTAGTATTACAAATACAGTTAGTTCTAACAAACATATTAAACGTATTAGTTTATTAGATTTATTAGATAATACTAAAACACCTTTAGGTAAAAATTTATTTAGAACACGTTTATCAACTCCTATTACGAATAATAATATTTTAGAAAAACGCTATCAAACAATAGGTGAATTAGAAAAAATACATAATAATTATATGAAAAAAAATATGGTTTCAGCAATGAATGATAAATATGGCTCTCCCTTATATCAATTGCGACAACATTTATTTGGTATTAAAAACATTGATAATTATTTGAGAAAAATGATTACCCATAATATTAATCCAAATGATATAGGTAATTATATTGATTCACTCAATAAATGTATAAATGTATATGAGTATTTACATAGTATTGTATCAAATCAAAATAATACTAATACTAATAATAATACTAATAATAATACTACTACAACACTAGTTAAAGCATTATTAGACATAATACCTAGTCTAGAACAATTTCAATCATTTATTGAGATACATACACTTTTTACTGATACTATAATTTTAGAAAATTTAAATAGTAATATTTGGAGTGGTATTGAAAATAATCCTTTTATAAAGGGTGTTTCTAAAATATTAGATGAATTACAAGAAGAAATTGATTGTGATAGAATGTTATTAGAAACGATTATAAATGAATTATCAATTATTATTGAACCTAAATTTAATAAAGATACATCAAAAGTAAATATATGTATTGGTGATAATACTTCTAAAGGTATTTATATATATACAACAAAAACAAAAAAGGACATTTTAGAAGACTATTTTTATAAACATAAAAATCAAATTAAAATTGGTAAATACACTATTACGCATAAAGATATTAAATTTAACCAAATGAAAGAAAATAAGTGGGAACTTGATATTATTCATTTAAAAAGTAGTAATGGAACATTAAAAGTAAATATTGAAAAAATAGGTAAATTAGTAAAAGGCGAATTTATAAAATGGATACAACATAGTATTATTGATGATACTAATAATACTAATGATACTATTGAAACTAATGATATTATTGAAACTAATGAAAATCGTAATAGTAAAATTAATACATTATTAACATTTTCTAAATTTATTGCTGAAATTGATGTATTACAGTCAAATGTTTTAAATGCGATAGAAAAAGGATATGTATGCCCTGAAATTGATATGAATAATTCACATAGTTTTGTAAAGGCTGATAAAATAAGACATCCTATCATAGAACATATTTCTAAAAATACAAAATATGTTCCAAATGATATTGTAATGGGTAAAGATAGTATGGGTGGAGATAATATGGGTGGAGATAGTATGGGCGGAGATAGTATGGGTGGAGATAATATGGGTGGAGATAACATTGATGGTATGTTATTATTTGGTGTAAATGCGGTTGGTAAAAGCAGTTTGATGAAATCTATTGGTATTAATATTATTATGGCACAAGCAGGAATGTATGTAGCATCTAGTCATTTTACTTATAAACCATATCATTATTTATTTACAAGAATACGTAGTAATGATAATATTTACGCAGGATTAAGTTCATTTGAAGTTGAAATGAAAGAATTTAAAGTTATTTTAAAATATGCTAATGAGAATTCAATTATTTTAGGCGATGAACTTTGTAGTGGCACTGAAACCCAAGATGCTACGGCATTAGTGGCTTCAGGAGTGCGAACATTATCTAAACGTAAATGTAGTTTTATTTTTGCTACTCATTTACATTTTTTGGCTGATATGTCTTATATTAAAGAATTGAAAAATGTTAAGTTATTTCATTTATTAGTTGAAAGAGATGTAAATAATCCTTCTAAACTAATTTATAGTAGAAAATTACAACCTGGTAATGGTCCAAAATCATATGGTATTTTAGTATGTGAAACTATGGAATTAGAACACGACTTTATTCTTAAAGCAAAAGAAATTAGAGAAAGTATGAATAATATAAAAACACTAATGAACGGCGAAAGTAATAACACTAATGACGAAACACGAATTGGTAATGAAAGTTTAAATATAAATCATACTAGTATAGGTTCAAAATACAATATTAATAAAATTATTTCTACCTGTGAAATTTGTAAAAATATAAATGCCACTGACGTTCATCATATTAATCAACAATGTGATGCGAATGAAAATAATATTATTAATGATAATGAAAATGGAATATTTAATAAAAATAAATTGTGGAATTTAGTTTCATTATGTAAAAAATGCCATCAAAATGTTCATAGTTCTCCACCAATTATTATAATCGAAGGATATCAAACGACGAGTTCAGGGATTGAATTAAATTATAAGATTATTAAAGATACTGCGAAAATAGATAATAAAACTAAAACTAAAACTAAAACTAAAACTAAAACTAAAACTAATAATGATTTTATTCTAGATATAAATGATACTATTTTAGAGTTAGACAATAATACAAAAACTAATAATAATAAATCTAATAAAATTAATAATAATAATAATTCTAGTAAAAATAATAATACAATAATAAATAAAATAGATAATAATGAAATGAATAAATTAATTATTGAAATGAAAACTTCAGGATTTAGTCCAAAAAAAATACAATATGATTTAAAAAGAAATTATAATTATGAAATTACACAACAATTTATTAGAAATTTATCTTAATAATATATAAAGGGTATTATAATATATAAATTGTATTATAATATATTATTATAATGAGAAAAACAACTATTAAAAAATCTAGTAAGAAAACACTAAAAAAAAATAAATTTTTATACAATAAAAATAATTCAAAAACATATGATGTTTATAAAAATACAAATCCTAAAGATACAATACATATACATTATAAAACAATAGAAGAAGTTAAAAATACTATTCATAAGTTAGAAAAATTATATAAATCTAAACACTATGAACATAAACGTATATCGCAAATTGCAATGATATTAAAAGTTAGATTAGAAATATTAAACAAATATAAACATACGAAATATAAACATTCAAAAAATATTTATGAAAGATATATAATAGCAAAAAAATATTTTGATTTTCTAAAAGAAAGAACACAAAAAAAAACATTTGAAGAAAGGAAAAATATGACATTTACAAATTTTTAATATAATAAATTTAATTTAATAAGATTAATTTTATTTAATGATTACCATAGGCTACTTTATCAGCGAATGATGTTTTACTATTTTTTTCATTAGTTGTTTTTTCATTAGTTGTTTTTTCATTAGTTGTTTTTTCACTTATTGGTTTTTCATTAGTTATTTTGTCTTTATTAAATACAGTATTTTCTAAAACATATGTTTGTGCTTTCAATAGTTTTCTAGTATTTTCAATTTCTAATTCTAAACGTTTTTCTTCTTTTTTTAAATCACTTACAATATGTTTAATAGATTTATTTTCTAAAATAATTATTTGTGCATGTTTTACATTTTCAAGATATGCTACTAAACGTTTTTCTTCTTTATTTAATTCTTCAACAATAGTTTTAATAGAATTATTAATTATTAATTTATTATTAAGTGTTTCATTATCTTCAAAAGATTTAATTGTATCTTTAATAGGTTCTACCTTAATAATTGGTTCCTCTTTAATAATAGGTTCTTCCTTAATAATTGATTCTACATTAATAATTGATTCTACATTAATAATTGGTTCTACCTTAATAATTGGTTCTTCATCCAAAGTTTTATTAGTCTCATAATTCTTCATTGTATTATATTTTTTATACTGATGTGTTGTTTTTTGAATCTCTCCATATTTTTCATTAATAACATTCACATATTCAATTGTTTTATCATAAATATAAGTTAAAGATGATGTTTTAACTGTAGAAATAGTAAGACATAAATGTTCGTTTTCAAGTTGGTCTTTAAATGTATCAATCTTAATATTTGTAATTGTATTAGGAGCAATTTCTCTAAAGCATTGAATTAAAGCATCACTATTAATTTTCATATCTTCCTGTAAAATTTCATTATCAGAAAATATAAGTTTAATATTTACAATACGATTAATATGAGATACAGTATTAAGTTTAGCAGAATGAAATACACCAGAACCAATAGTAGATAAATCAATACGTAAATTAATAGCATAAAACATACCAGTTTCTTTCTCAATTTTTTTAGTTTTAATATCAACATTTTTATATGTTTCAATTTTAGAAATTAATCTATCAACCATTTCTTCTTGTGTTAAAAACTTTTGTTCTTTTTGTATTTCTGCATTATCATATTTGTTTTGGTTTTCTTCATTTATTTCAGAATTTTGTTGCGTTATCTTTGATTGATGTTGAATTATTGGTTGTTGTTGATTAGAATTTGTTTTATTCTTTTTTCTAGAACTAACTAAAGTAAATTCGGGCTCCATTTTTATAAATTATAAATATAGTTAAGATAAATCTATGTAAATTTAGTTAAATTTATGTAATCCTATACTTTATAATAATCTTAATTATAGTTTTAAATTAATTATTTATATAAAATCAATTTTTTTATAGTTAAATTTATAGATATAATTTTGTTATTATTATGATTGTATAATTATATATTTTAGAAAAAAATAATATAAATAAATAAAATTGATTTTTTTATTTAGTTAATAATAAATTATTATTGCGAGGTTTGACATTGCATTTTTGTGGTGTTTTCGTATTTGAAGATGTCGGATATTATCCCTTTTGATTGGGAGATGCCTGGTGCTGGTTCTGGTATTGAGTTTGATGAAAATGGCACAATGTTTTCACAACAATATGTAGATTCAATGTTAATGCCAAAAACGTGTGTATGGACATTGAAGCGAGATGAAAATAAAAATGTATCTCTCTTTTTTGAGGATCCTACCAATAAGTCTTGGAATGATGAACACTTTTCTCGTTGGACTAAAGAATCAAACACGAGCCGTTTTGTGCCTTCAAAACCTACGATGATAACGCATGTTGTCTCGGTTTTTTCCTGGAAATTTCTCCCAAATAATCTTGATTTGGGTTCTATTGTTTTCTATGGTTTTGCACAGGGCAATAAATTCCAAATTTATTGTGGGGATAAGATCAAAAACACCAAGACAAACCCATCCACTCAAGTTTGGGACATTTTGAATGACTCGGATTTGCCTCAAGGACTGCAAGTTGGAATTGATATGTTTTCGGCAATTGAACTTAAAGAGGCAGAGAATAATAAGACAAAAGCATCGTCTACTTTGCGAGATTTTGCTTTGAAGTTCTCTGATAAATTTGAGAATTGGATGACACCGCATCTATCTGAACTGAGCAATGCTGTAGAAGAAACAACATCTATTTTAGAAGTTTCAAAGAAATACTCTGATTTAGATGGGAAAACATTTCTTATTTCACCTGGAGAAGAATGGGAAGTTCTTGATTCATATTGTGATGTGAGTTTGAATGCATATAATGGAAAAGATGCAAATCTCAAGTTAGAAGATAATGTGGATAATCGTAAGACTGAGTGTTTCCGAGATCATCCTGAATTTGAGAAACCAATTTTCATAACATCTACACCACCAGAAAACCAACCGCGTGCAAACCGTCGTAATCCATTTCTTTCCAACTCTCCATCTCTTGGTGAACCCTACTTGAAAAATGGAGACATACAAACTGATCTTTGATTAGTTTAGTTTGTATACCTATATATATATATATATATATTGATTATCTGGACAATTAGTGTCCAGACACTATTTTTGATTTTTATTTTTTAATATTTTTTTATTAAATTATAAATAAAAAAAAATTAATTTAATTAATACGAAAAAAGGAGAAAATGAAACTCTCAAAGAGTTGGACAAATGTATTCTGGAGGTTAATCCAGAATTTGTAGAGAAATTTACAGGTTCTTTTACTTACGACCCTATTGACAATGGACTTTTAGATACTATCTTCTATACGATTACAAAAAAAGAAATTGCACTTTTAGCAGACAACATATTAATTGACCTACTTGATGAGTGGTTATTATTATGAATTATGTGTTAATTATATGCTAGTTTCATTGATTATTAGTTAGTTTTAGTTAGTTTTAGTTGATTATTTTTTTTACTTTATTTTATTTAATGTTGATAATTTTTACTTTTTATAAAAAAAATTAAAAAGAATTTAATAAATTACATCTATTTGTTTTTATGGGATAAGGGGAGCCAAACAGGGTCATTACCAATATATACCATCACTTTATTGGTAATTGTATTAAACTGAGACATCACTCCATTTACAGGAATATAGGTATAGGTTGGTAAAACCATTGGCATTCCATTAACAATAAAGGGAGCATCAGCAGGAGCATCAGCAGGAGCATCAGCAGGAGCATCAGCAGGAGCATCAACAACAGCATCATCAGAATTTTCTTCCTTAACCAAAGTAGGTGTAGGTGATGAAGTTCGACTGTTAGGAATCACTGGAAAATCTTCTTCATTCTTTGTAAAAACAGGTTGAATAGTGTTATCCCGTTTAATCTCACTGAAGAGTTTTTTAATTTCTTCAAAAGTCAAACACTTTCCGGGAATGTTCAACTTTGCTTTGTCCGCATCCCAATAACACGTTTTGTCTCCCGATTCCAATGTGGCTTTCATATCAGCCATTTTGGGGAAGGTATTTTCCTCACCAATAAAGGAAAAACCATCACCAATTCCATTACTCTTATATGGGTAAAAGCAATTTTTCTGGAAAACAGCAATGCAAAACATCAAATCATCTCCATTTGAAAAACAAATTGATGATGACGGACTATAATGTTTGTCTGTAGGTTTGTTCGCATAAATACGAACAATACCACATTTGCCATTACAGACATTATAAATATCTGTGGTAGCATTTATCACTTGTGTATTATTCAACGTCAATGTTGAGAATTCAGCACCCATCGTAGCAAATCTTTCACACGTAATATACAATCGAAAGAATATTATAATTTATAACTAAAAAAATAAAAAAATCAATTTTTTTATAAAAATTTAAAAAAATCCTAAAAATCCGAAACATATTTATTTTTTCTATTATAAATAATAAAATCTAATTAATAAAACCTTATACTTGTATAGTTTTTACCCAATAAATAAAACGTTTTTGACTACCTTCATATAATTGTTCTTTTTTTACTATATTCCCATAAATATCTTTAGTATGATTATAAATAAAAAAATCTCTATTATAATGATGAGGTAATTTTAGAGAAGGTTCAATATACTTTTGTTTTATAGCAAATTTATAATCATAATCCCCCCATATTAAACCTATAATACTATCATATAATAGTTTTAATTCATCATTAGTTATATCTTGAACTTTACGAAAAGGTGATAGTTTAGCCATCCATAAAGAATCGGCACGTAAATAATTACCTATACCAGATATCATTTTTTGATTCACAATTACATTCCCAATGGCTTTGTTTTCATTTACTTTCTTTCTAATCTGTTTTTTAAATAATTCAAAAGTTGTTTTATCATCTAATATATCGGGTCCCAATTCTTTTAATTTTTTTTCTAATATAGTTTCACCATTAGTATTACAATCAACGGCTTTTAATGTTCCAAAACTTAATTGGTCATAGAAATAAAAAGATATATTTTTATGGTTTGTTATAAATTCTACATTTAAATGTTTTAAATCATTTTCAATCCATTGTGTTTCACTATTTTTAGAAATATAATCTAACATTGATGGATAAGTGAAAATATATTTTTCTCTTTC